TCTGAATTAGTTTTTTATCTGCATCAGATAAATCATCAAGTTCATCCCACGTACTATGGCAATATTGACTATCACCGTCCATTTGATCCAGCAAACTTTCTAATGTTTCAGATGTACCATCTTGTTGAGCTTGTTCTAATAAATCATAATATACTTTAGTACCTGCTTTAACAGGTAAGTTTAATTCTGGAAATGATTCCAACTTTAAACCACCTTCTGGTAGATAATCATCATTTATATATTGATTTATTTCAAGATCTGCTGCTATATTAAATAGCTTTTTATTTTGATATAAATCACGTACAAGTAAATGACCAAAACTAATATGGAGTAATTCATGTTTTAGTAAACCTACTCTTTCTTTTAGATTTAATCCTTCTATAAAATCTGGATTAATAGCAAGTTGTACACCAATTCCATGTTTACTAACACCTGCTGTCTTTATATCTTTTCTATAAACCTTATTAAGGCCAACTAAAAAGAGCCCGTAAAAGGGCTCTTCAAATATTAATGTTTTTGTTGCTTTTGAAACTATATCTGCTACCATTTTATATTTACTTTTAATGAATGTTTATCTACAAACTCATAATCATCATAAGTTGATTTTAACATATTCAATACTATATAATGAAATATATCTTTTACAACCTCATCTTTTGATTTTTTACATTTATGAAATATCTCTGATAAAGAGATTTCTTTATGATTGTTTAGCATAGATACAATTGCATCATTTTTACTGAACATATGCTCTTTATATTTATACCTTTTCATATGAGGTAGCATTTTTATAAATAAAGTATGATATAACTTATCTAATTCTAATGATTTTATAGCTGCAATAGCAACATTGAAATCATCATCAGTGCTAGATAACATTTTATTTAAATTTATATATTCATCTAAATTTTTTAATTTATGCATTAGTCTTCTATTTTCATTGTTTTTAATACCCAAGTAGGTTTTTTCTTAGACTTCATAATAACTAACCACTCTTTTGCAGTTGGTATATAATTATTACAATCTTCTTTCACATGTTGTTCTCCAACATATCTTGTATATACAGTTTTACCATCTGAATTTGTAAAACTTTCTCCAAAAATCTTCTCTGCTTCAAATATGCCTTCAGAATGATGACGGAACATTCTATGACTACTATTGCCTATCCATCCTTTAGTTTCATCAAACCAATTATGAATATTTATATAGTCTTCTATTTTACCACCAAATTTTCTTACTGAGCTTTTAGCATGTAAGTTAGGATGTGCCATTTATTCTGATAAAATATTTACATCCCAATTTATATCTTCTGTAGTTCTTTGATGATATTCAATTTTAATTTCTTTTGTTTCAGGATAAATATGAACTGTACCCCATCCTCCATCATTGTTATACCAATCATAACCATCTGCACAAACATTATTTTCAATTACATCATATATATAATCTTCAATTTGTTTATACATTTTTTCATCTAAGTCAATTAAATTATGAAAGTTTTTCTTACCATATGCTTCCACTTCATGTATTTCACCACTATCTCCTTGTCCATCAAATCCTACTACCACATGATAAACACTTAAATCATTAAGTTTATGTATTATTTTTCCTACTTTATGTTTTAAATCTATACTCATTTATAAAATTTTAATTATTACTCCTGGATTTTTTTTATCATATTGAAACTCTTCAAAAACTGGTATCATAAAGTTCATATTATCATCTTCAATCCAACCGTGTTTTACCATATCATCTTGCACAGTTTGTGCAGGATTTATATAATCAAACTTATGTCTTGTACCACGTATGAATGTAAATGAAACTTTAACAGGTAGTGTATGCTTTTTTAATTCTTTACTAAATTCTTTAGCATATTTTTTATAGTAAGATTGTGTATCTTTTCTATATTTCATAACAGTTTTACTTGCTATGAAGTACTTGCCTGTCCAACGTCTTCCATTTTTACTTGATGGAACGTTTCCTGGAATAAACCATTTCATGTTTTTAAGTTTTTTATAAGTAAAGGTTTCAGATGTCTATGTATTTCCATAAAATCATTCTGAGATACAGCATCTGATATATCTTTACATATAGGTAAATAAAATCCATTTATATTATATACTGACTTATATTTGTCAATTGCATTTTTACCAGCCTCATCATTATCAAATAAAGTTATTATTGATTTATATTTCTTTTTTAAATTTTCAATTACATAAGGTTTGATAAGAGAGTTCTCACTATTTGGAGCAATAACATCTATGTTATAACCAAAGCTTTTAAGACACATTGCGTCTTTTAAAGAAGAACAAATTACAAGATAAGGTTGCTTATAACTTAATTGATCTAAACCTTGAATATAATCATTAACATTTAGAAATTTAAGTTTTTTGCTGCGTGGTTGATATATCTTTATTATAGTATTGTTTTTATCAAAGTAACCATATATATAATTACTTTTTATAACATTTTTATGTGTTTTATTATCTATTAACTTAACTATATTAAAGTATTCAATTGGTTTTACATTATACTTTGTTAAAAGTTTTTGTCCTATTCTAAATTGTAGCCAGTAATCAGCATCTTCTTTATACCAATTACGTGTTTTAATAAAATCAACTGTCCATTTACTTTGAGGAGTAATCTTAACTAAGTTATCTTTATCAGCATATTTATTATAGTCACTAACAATTCTGAAAGCAGCACTGGAATAATCACAGTTAAATAATTGCTTTACAAGTTCTATTTTATCACCACTCTTTCCACTAGAAAAATCTTTATACTTATAAGCTCTTGTCTTTTTACATACATATATAGACATACTAGGAGTTTTCTCTGCAGTATTCCATATAGATTTTATCTTTATGTCTTGTCCTGTAAGCTTTTCTGGTAAATTTAAATAATACTCAAATATCCAATAGCTTGGTATTTTATTAATATCCAAAACTATTTTCTTTGTGCTAAGCATGAATCAAATTTAATAAAAAAAAAGAGAGGGCGCTGCCAAGATACCCTCTCTTCATGTTTAATGTAATAAGAATTTTTATCTAATCACATTAAATTTTATAGATCAAAGTCATCACCTACAGAGCCATTAGAACTTACTGGTTCAAAAGAACTTACAGGTTCTGCTTGTTTTTTCTGTAGCTTTCTAACATGCTTACTTTCATCAAATTGAAGTAGATTAGAATTTTCAACATCTAATGATTCTACTGGTGTACCTTCCCTGGTAAGTTTTGGAAGATATAAATCATAATTGATATATCCTTCATTATTTTCCCATTCTCTACCACCAACACATATATTAATAAATGTATCATCACAAAGAACTTTATTAGCTGCGCTTACAAAGTCTTCAATAGTCTCTGCTTCAATTGAATCAAGATCATCTCTTTTATTAAGAGCTTCAGAAAGAGTAATTAGTGATCTTAGTATTTCTGTATCTCTGTAAATTTGAGTACCAGAAGGTAATGTAGTATCTTTAAAAGGATACTGAGATATTCTAACTCTACCAACTTGACCAGCATATCTTTCACTATTCTGATCAGCTGCATCTTTCAAGAAACCTTGAAAATCACCTTTTACTGGTTTTGTCTCTACATTTAAATGAACATTGAATGCTTCTTTATCATATGGTGTTGCAGATAATACAATACTATTAATCTTAACAACATTATTACCTACACCAATAACTGGTTTTACTTTGCCACCATTGGCATTCATTTCTTTAGTATTTAACATAATTTACTTTTTTTTGATTATTAATTATTCTTCATATTTTTGGATACATTCTTTTACATACTGTAGATCATTTGAAATAAATGATTCTTCAAACATACCCATTGGTGATTTACAAGTATTCTCACCATTGTTTTGTGTTTCAAAACCATAGTCAAGAGTACCATCATCTTGTTTTATTACTCTACCGAAAAGTACAATAGAGAATAAACCTTCTAGTGTTAAAGTATTATCTATCATTTTACCTATAGTTTTAGCTTTAACTTTTCTATGCCCATTAATATCTGTTGAATCTTCTGAGTGAGTTAAGAAAAATACATACAAATCATCTCTCAAATCTTTTGGCATTTTTGCAACCTGCGCTAGGTTAGAAGCTATTTGAGTAAATTTATCATAACCTTTTTCTGTAGCTCTATCAAAATATTCAAAGCTTGACATATATTGCCAGTCATCTATTACAAGGTTTTTTACATCTGGCATATTATCATTCACATGTTTAATTGCTTTAACAATTCCAGCAGCACTTGATGCTCCTGTCATATTACCTTTTGGGTTTGTTTTTGAAATTAAAGTATAATTTCCTTTCCAACCTTTAAATGGTAATGGTTTGTTTGCAATATTAACAATAAATGTTTCTTTAGGATCTAATGTCCTTATAGAGGTAGATTTACCTGTACCTGAATCTGCAATTACTAATACACTTTGTGCCATTATCTTAAGTTTTTAATTTCTAAAATTTCTCTAATTGTATCTAATGAATCAGCAATTCTTTTTAACTGAAAGACTACTGTGTTTTTACTGTCAGGATCAGGCAAGTTAGCAATTTTATTTAAATCTATAATTTGCTCTTCTTGTTTTCTAGTATTTATATCACTAATAATTTTTAGTTCTGATACCGGAACAATATGTCTTTCAAAACCAGAATTAGAAACAACTAATTCATAG